GGTCTTGCTGGTGGGGAATACGGTCTGGTATTCCTTGAGAGGGCGGTTTATCGTATGAGTTACACGGGTAGCCCTTTCTTTTTTCAATTCGATGCCATCTCTAGGTCTTTGGGCTGTATTTCAGACGGATCAATCGCTCAATATGGCGGTATAACGTACTTCCTAGCTGATGATGGGTTTTACTCTTGTGATGGTCAATCAGTAAAGGCTATCGGTGCTGAGAAGGTCAATAGGTGGTTTTTTGACCATGTCATTCCGGGTGAAATATCTACAGGAATGTCAGCCACAGTTGACCCTATCCGAAAGTTAGTTATCTGGAAATTCAATAACTCTTTCGGTGGTAAAAATCTGTTGGTTTATTCGATTAACTTGGATCGTTGGTCATATACAGACACTACGGCTAACTCTATTTCCTTTGTGCTAACACCGTCAGCGACGTTAGAGCAGGTAGATAATTACAATTCTAGTATTGATGCGTTAGAGATTCCGTTAGATTCACGGGTATTTGCTGGTGGTCAGCTACTTTTTGCGGGTGTTTCAGGGGCTAAGATCATTGCTTTCTCTGGTCAGCCTAAGACTGCGAACATAACGACTGGTGATATAGCCATTGGACGGTCTACTGTGACGTTAGTAAGACCAACTGTGGACGGTGGAAGTGCATCTGTGGCGATTTCTAGCCGGGATTTGCTCAATGAAGTGGTGGAATTCGGCTCCGACGTACCTGCTGATGCTGAAAACCGTGTTTCCATCCGTTCTAACGGTGAATATCACCGCCTAAGACTGACTCCTACGGGTTCAAACTGGGAAACTGCTGTAGGTCTTGACGTAGACGTAGTTAAGCAGGGTAATCGATGAGGCAATTTCGTACATTACCGCCATTTGGAGGGGATCAGAGGGCTGTTGCTGAGGTCGTTCGTGGTGTTATGGACGGTAAGACCAACAACACAGGTCTAATTACCCTAGCGACTGGCAATGCGGCTACAACTACCCTATTTGATGAGCGTATAGGCTTTGAGAGCCTGATTTTCTTCGTTCCAGTATCTGCGGCTGCTGAGGCTGATTCGGCTCCCTATGGGGCGTTTCAGGACTCTACAGACCAGACAGCAGCTAATACGACTACAGCGTATGCCATAACGTACAACACAACAGATTATTCCAATGGAATTTACCTATCCAATAGTTCTAGACTAAACGTCAGGAATTATGGAATTTACAACATTCAGTTTTCGTTGCAATTTAAGAACGATTCTAATGATGGTCAGGATGTGGATATTTGGTTTAGGAAGAACGGCACTAACATAGATAACTCGAATAGCCGATTCCATTTACCACAAAGAAAAAGCTCTGGTGATCCTAGTCACCTAATTGCCGCTATGAATTTCTTTATAGAAATGAACGCAGGTGATTATGCTGAGATTATGTGGAGAACGACTAGCACCAGCGTTTCGTTAGAGCATTTTGGTACGAGTACGTCTCCTACTCGTCCAGCGGTTCCTAGTGCTATTGTTACGATGTCTTACGTTGCACCATCGGCTACAACGAACTTATACGTTTCTACTCAACAACAAGGATCAGCAACGATTAGTCATTGGGCTAATAGTACTGCTGACAAAACTTACGGATACATAATAGTCGGATGACAGAATGGAAATATATCGAGCCTGACCAACTCAGAAAGTGGTGGATGAGCGTCAAGCCGGGGTTAGACAAAATTAAGAGTGTCAGTTCTGAAAGTTGGATCGTGGAAGATGTGTACACGGACTGCTGGAATCAGAAATCTGGCTTATGGGTTGGACTAGAGGATAACCATTTCAAAGCGTTCTTTATTTTGCAACCATTGGGGGAAGAACTCCATATCTGGTGCGCTTGGACGTTAGAAAATGATTATCAGATGGTGCAAAAAGGTTTACAATTCATCAAAAATATGGCAAGGGAAAACGGTAACAAATACCTAACATTCTCAAGCCATAGACCGGGATGGGATCGTAGAGCTAAGTCTTACGGTTTCAGGCCTAGAAAGTGGATAAGCGAGGTCTAATATGGGTGGTGGTGGCGGCGGTCAAACGCAAACATCAAGAACAGAGATAAGTCCTGAATTTAAGCCTTACATCACTTATACGCTAGGTGAGGCTCAGAGGCTTTATCAAGGGATGCCAGCGGCTCCTGAGACCTTGGCAGTAGCTCCGTCAGAGGCTACTCAGCAAGCCCTACAGATGGCTCAACAACGGGCTATAGGCGGTTCTCCGCTACTTCGTGCTGCTCAGGCTGAACAACTAGCTACGATTGAAGGTCGTGGCGTTAATCCGTTTCTAGGTGGTGCTTTAGAGCAAGCGAATCGTCTAGCTGGTGAGCGTTATACCCAGAATATCCAAGACCTACAGTCTAGGGCTTCCTCGGCTGGTCGTTATGGCTCGGCTGCAATGGGTCAGCAAACTGGTCGCGCACAAGATATTTTTGCTCGTGCATTAGCGGAACGAGGTGGTGAACTAGCATACCAATCGGCTGAGGCTGAGAGGGCTAGACAGGTAGCGGCTGCTCAGGCTGCTCCACAGATGTCTGCTGCTGATTATGCTGATCTACAGCGACTTCTACAGGTTGGTCAGGCTAGAGAAGGTTACGAGCAACAGGCTATCCAAGGTCGATTGGCTGCTCAAGACCTACCATTACAAAGATTGCAACGTGCTGCTCAAGTTGTTTATGGTGCGCCGTTGGAGACTCGTTCTGAGTCAACATCTACACCGTCTGGAGGCAAATAATGGGTGATCCGGTAACTATGGCAATGATTGGTGCTGGCGTTGGGGCTATGACCAATCGTCGTAATCCATTACAGGGTGCGCTAATGGGTGGTGCGCTAGGTGGCTTTGGTGGTGCTGCGATGGGTGGGATTAAAGGTGCTAGTGCTGCTGCTAATGCTGCTCAGGCTTCGAATATCGCTGCACAGCGAGCGTTATCCTACGGTGCTACACAAACTGCTGCTGGTCAGACATTGAACCAAGGATTAGGTACAAGTTTGCTGTCGGGTGCTAAAAACGCATTTGGCGGTATTAACACATTTGCTAGAGAAAATCCTTTGACTACTCAAGTCGGGTTAGGTGCTTTGCAAAGTGCAGTAACTCCTGTGCCTCCTCCTGAGATGGCTCCTCCTCCGGGCTTGATGCGTGGTCAGCAGTTCCAGATGGAAGAACCTACACAGTTTGCAATGGGTAGCCCAAGAATTAGTCTGATCTAAGGTGACGTATGGCTATTGAAGATTACCTACCACAGATATTTACTGGTACACCGTCTGTGTATCAGGGTTTACTTAACCCAAAGGATCAGGCTGCTCTACAAAAACGTGCAAATCTAGGTGGATTACTAGGATTTGCTGGCGCATTGGCTCAGGGCATGAGTCCACAGGGCTATCGTCGATCTGCGCTACAGAACGTCCTATCGGCTTTAGGTGCTGGTTATGGTGGTGCTGCTCAGACGTATGAATCTGGTATTAACCAGTTAGCTAACGTCCAGAAGTTGCAACAGTCTCAGGCTCAGATGCAAGCGATTAACCAATTGCTGCAAGATCCGAGAGTAGCTAATGACCCGATGATGGTGGCTTACATCCGGGCTAATCCTGCTGAGGCTATCAAATACTTTGCTGAGATGGCTCCGTTGCAACAGGCGGTAGCTGGAACTGCACCAGTAACAACTGCCCGTCCTGTAACTACTACAACTGCTGAGACTGTAACTCCTCCTCCGGCTGTAACAGCGACTATTGCGGAACCTTCTACTGCGGTTTCTGGTGCTGTTTCAACTACACCAGAAGCGGCTGCTGTACCAGTAAAAGCAGAATTGCCACCAGTTACTGTCCAAGAAAGCCCAACCTTTGATTTGCAGAATCAAAAACAGAGCTTAATGGATGAAATTAATACGTTAAGTGCAACTAATCAACGTATAGCAAAAGACCCAAGACTTGTAGGTAAAACAGCCATAGATTTTAGGGCGGCAAATAACGCTCAAATTACAAATTTACAGAATCAAATCAAGGAAATTGATAACCAAATAAATAGGGTTTCTGTAGCAAACTTTGATTTTAGTTCTGTTATCAATTCGGTTCCGGATCAATTTAAGGGACGAATTAAGGCAATTCAAAATACGGCAAAAGGTGGCACTCTTTCAATGGAGAAGCTATCTGACCGTATTGACGGTGTTTTGAACGATGCTAATCAATTTTCTTCAAAGCAAGTTGATTTCACCAATGAAAATAGATCATTGTTTGGTTCAATGTTCAAAAATGCTGATGGAACTCCAAAGCCAATGGAGTTAGCAAGTGGTGATGAGTTACGTGGATTTCTTGCAGAAAAGCAAAGGCGTGATAAAGAATTGCGTATTGCTGGTCGTCCACAAACAACGGTTAATGTCACCGATAAAGTTTTAGCTGGTGAACGTGCTAAGGCTCAATCTCGTGCTGAAGAAGCTGCTATGAACGCACAATCAGCAGCCTCTGATGTAAAGGCTATTGTTGATATTTTGCAGCCTTATCGTGGTGGTGCTTGGCAAGACTTTGCAGGTCAGATCGGTGCTTATATGCCGGGTACTAAAGCAGAGCAATTAGCTACTGCTAGACAGACCGCAGAAGCTATTAGGGCTAAATTGGCTCCTACCTTGCGTGTTGAAGGGTCTGGTGCTACGTCTGACTTTGAAATCAAGTCGTTCCTGTCTGCGATTCCCTCCTTGTTTAATACAAGAGAAGGTAGACAAACATTGGCTACTTATGCTCAACGATTGGCTGATCGGGCTGCCGCTGCTGCTGACGTTCGTGCTGAATTGATTCAGTCTGACACATTTGGTGTTGAGGCTTTTAGGAAGGCCATGAAAGATCGTGGTTTAGATAAAGTATTTACTCCTGAAGATTTGAAAATATTGCGTGGTGGTGCTGCTACTACTGATGCTGGAACTAATCTGAGTCCAGAGGGTCAAAAAGCATTTGAGAAGTACAGAACGAGGTAATTATGGCTGTTACTCTCCAAGATTTAGAACAAGCACTTATTAGTGCCGATAAAGCTGGTGATATCACTAGCGCACGTTTGCTTGCTGCTGAGATTTCAAAGATTCAGCAGAGTCAACAGCCACAAGAAGGTGGTGTAAT